GCAGATGTGGTATGATTGTTCCGGTATGACCGTAGATATTCTTTGGGATGCCAGCACCGACGTTATCTGTTGGACGCTCAGTGGCTATGGCTTTTACGATTTCCGACAGGCTGGGCCGCTCACGAATAATGCATCTAGTCCAACCGGGGATGTTAATTTCACTACTACGGGGCACTCAAGCGGTGATCGCTATACCGTCTTGCTGGCCCTGAGAAAGAGTTACTAATGGCTGAAGATCCTAGAAACCCGACCGCAAAAGTTCCGACATTTCAGGAGATAGCGGAGAAGAAGGCGGAAGAAGATCATTTTTGGGGCTATACGAGCAGGATTGCCGAAAACTACCCCGAACATGCAGATGAGCGTGGGTATACTAGCCGTATCGCCAAGAAGTATCCGGGCTGGAAAGCGTTCTAAATGCCCTTCAAGAGCGGGAAGCAGAGAAGGTGGATGCACGCCAATAAGCCTGAGATGGCAAAGCGTTGGGAGAAGGAAGCCCCGTACGCAAGGGGCGGATTTGTCCCAAGCGATGATATGATGAAAAGAGCAATACGGGAAAATACTGGATACAAAGAACTTTCTCGTATGAGAGCAGGCGGTATAGTAGGGAATGGCTCTCTTACTCCTCCTGGAGTTGAAAGCTTTCAGGATCAGGTATGCAGAAAAGCATCTAAGGGGTCCTAATGGCTACATCTGGAACTTCTACATTCAACCTTGAGATTTCTGAAGTTATAGAGGAAGCATTTGAGCGGTGCGGTCTTCAAACGAGGACGGGTTATGATATCGAAACGGCTCGTAGATCGCTCAATCTCTTAAGTCTTGAGTGGACGAATCGGGGACTTAATTACTGGACGATTGAGCAGGGTACTAAGACTTGTACAGCAAGTACTTCCACGATTACGCTGGATTCGGATACGATTGATTTGATCCAATACTGGATTCGTGACGGCTCCGGTACATCGCAGAGCGATCTGCCTCTCTCACGGTTTAGTGTATCTCAGTATTCTACGATTCCGAACAAGCTCACTGAGGGGCGTCCCGTTAATTTATACATTGACAAGCAACGTGATGCTCCGGTGGCTTATTTATGGCCGACACCCGACCAGGCTTACACCTTTGTCTATCAGCAAATCCGACGTATTGAGGATACAGGTGTCGTAGGATCAAATGATCCTGACATTCCTGCGCGTTTTCTTCCTGCCCTTGTATCGGGCTTGGCTTACATGATTTCTCAGAAATATCCCGAAGCATTTATTAGGGGTGCTGAATTAAAATCCGAATATGAGTTTCAATGGGATTTAGCTCAATCTGAAGATCGTGATCGTGCTTCCGTACATTTTGTGCCGGGAGGATATAGTTAATGGCTAAATTTGCTAAAGGTAAATATGCTTTCGGGTTCTGTGATCGTACCGGATTTCGCTATAAGATCAAGAATCTTGTCCCCCAGTTTAGGGCAGGCCGGATGACGGGCCTTATGGTTGGCAAGGATATGCTGGATAAAGATCAACCACAGAATTTTTTGGGACGATTAGGCGATTATGCCGACCCGCAAGCATTGAGAAGTCCTCGTCCCGATCTTTCACAGGCTGTCAGTAGAAGATTGTTTGCGTTTGATCCGGTAGGAAGTGGTAACGCTGACGCTGCGGGCAATCTTGTAGCCCATGGCAAGGTGGGAACTGTGACGGTGACGACATGACCTATGCCGAGTTAACCGCAGCTATTAAAGATTATTGTCAGAATACGGAAACAAACTTTGTGGCGGCGATAGATACATTTATCAAGCAAGCCGAACAACGAATTTATCGCGCAGTTAATCTGCCCGTTAATCGTAAGAATGTTGCGGGCACAATTACTGACGGTAACCAATACCTGACAATGCCGACGGATTTTTTGTTTCCCTTGTCATTGGCGATTACCAGCTCCAGCAATCAGATATTTTTATTGAACAAGGATGCGAATTTTATCAGGGCGACCTATCCCAATGCATCTACTGAAGGAGTTCCCAAATATTACGGCGTTTTTGCCAGCGATGCGTTTATTGTCGGTCCTACGCCTAATGCGGACTTCACGACAGAGCTTCATTATTATTATCAGCCAGCTTCAATTGTCGATACAAGTCCTTCGTGGTTGGGTACGAATGCTGATACGGCGTTGCTCTATGGTTGTCTGGTGGAAGCGTATACTTACATGAAGGGTGATACAGATCTGATGCAGATGTATCAATTGAGATATCAGGAAGCATTGCAGCTTCTCAAGATGCAGGCGGAGGGTCGCATGACCAGAGATGAGTATAGGGACGGCACGATAAGGGTAGTTCCAGCATGATTTTTAATGGAGAGGTGGGGGCCGTATCGGTTTTTACAAGCAGTAACGGCTCGTTGCCTAGCGGACATTGGGCAGAACGTGCGACCGATCATATTGTGAAGGTAGGAGATAATTCTCATCCGCAGATTGCAGAGCAGGCGAGAGCTTTCAGGGAAACGATATACAGGACAATTGATTACTACATCAAGGAAGCGATCAAGGAGGATCGATCCAGGATGGTTACCCTGCTGCGTTCGGCAGGTCATAACGATTTAGCTAACTCCGTGGAGAAGTTGTAATGGCAATCAGTCAAGCGATGTGTACAAGTTTCAAAAAAGAGTTGTTGGAAGCGAAGCACAATTTCCTCAACTCTGGTGGAAGCACTTTCAAGATCGCACTTTATACAAGCAGTGCATCGCTAGGTGCTTCCACTACGGCCTATACTACAAGTAATGAAGTCAGTGGTACGAATTATTCGGCTAAGGGCAATACGCTTACGAATGTTGATCCGTCTACGAGCAGTACGACCGCCCTTACTGATTTCGCTGATACGTCGTGGACTACGGCGACAATCACCGCTAGGGGTGCATTGATCTTCAATGAGGATACAAGTGGTGATACGTCGGTTCTCGTTCTGGATTTCGGAGGAGATAAGACGGCTACTGCCGGTACGTTCACGATAGCATTTCCTGCCGCAGACGCGAGTAACGCTATTATCCGTATCGCGTAATGGCTAATGTAACAGGCTGGGGCCGCTCTACTTGGGGCTCCAGTACTTGGGGTGAACCTGTTCCCGTTGAAGTAACAGGTGAAGCGGGAACGGGTGCAGTTGGGTCAGTAACCGTTGAGTTACTTATAACTGTATCGGTCACTGGACTAGCCGGCACGGGGTCGGTAGGAAGCGTTACGGTAACAGGTACGGCAAATGTTACGGCAACGGGGTCGGCAGGAACGAGTGCAGTTGGTTCAGTAACGGTAACGGGCGATGCAAACCTTTCGGTAACCGGGTTATATGGAACTGGATCGATAGGCTCTGTTACGGTTAGCGGTGGGACAGGTGTAACAGTTTCGCCGACAGGCGTAGTAGGAACAACAGGAATAGCGAGTGTAAACGTATGGAGTATTATAGATGATTCACAAACGCCAGACTGGGCAGCAATCGACGACTCGCAAACACCGGGTTGGTCGGATGTTTCGGATTCACAGACACCAGCCTGGGAACCTGTTTTCAACTGATACTTTTGGAGAAATTAATTGAATACGATATCTATGATCGTTTTGGTTCTTCATGTACTATTGCTTATTTGGGTTTCGATTATTGATAATTTTGCTAGGATTGATAGGTGGTTTAATAGATGGGTTTGGTCGTATTTACCAGAAATTTTCAGGGGTGGCTCCCAGTGGATGACATGGTTGTCCCACGGGTTGGTGGCCTTGTTGATTACAAGCTATTTCGCATTATGGGGCCTTGTTTTGCCGGAAAGCTGGGCTGATATGGCCCAAATTGGATCAATTGGTGCGCTACTCTATTACTGCGTCAGGGAATGTCGTAACTGGCGTCAACACGCTAGAGAGAAAACAAAAGGAAAATGGAAAATTCCCAGCGGGTGGGGGATTGACGGTATTATGGATATTGCGGGTCCATTATTGGTTCATATATGGACTTGGACACTTTAGGGGCTAGGGACAAAATATGGCAACGTATGTCAACAATTTAAGGCTGAAGGAGATTGCGACAGGTGACGAGTCGGGTACTTGGGGCACCTCAACAAATACCAACCTAGAGCTTATTGCGGATGCTTTTGGCTCCGGCACTGAAGCTATTACGACTAATGCAGATACGCATACTACTACCGTAGCGGATGGCTCGGCTGATGAAGGTAGGGCCATATACCTGAAGTATACGGGTACATTGGATTCCGCCTGCACCATTACTCTCGCACCGGACAGTATTAACAAGTTTTGGATCATCGAGAATGCAACAAGCGGATCTCAAAACATCATAATAAAACAGGGTTCTGGTGGCGGAGCGTCGATAACCATTGGCAATGGTAAGGTTGCGACGATCTTTACGGATGGTGCTGGATCTGGCGCGATTGTTTATGATGCGTTTGCCGATCTAGAACTGAGCAGCACCCTGACCGTGGCTGGTGCGAGTACGCTTACTGGTGCTGTCACGATGAGCGGCGATGCTAGTGTAGGCGACGACCTCACTCTAGTGTCGGATGCGGCAGTTCTAAACTTTGGTGCAGATAGCGATGTAAATCTCACCCATGTAGCTGATACTGGGTTACTCCTTAATTCCACGATGCAACTTCAGTTCAATGATTCGTCACAATTTATCAATGCGCCTAGTAACGCAATTCTCGACATCAATGCTACTGACGAAATCGAGTTAAATGCTACTGCTGTTGATTTGAACGGAACGCTAGATGTATCGGGTACGAGTACGTTGACGGGCAATGTCACGATGTCGGCTGATGCTACGGTAGGTGATGATCTAACATTGTTGTCGGATGCCGGAGTTCTGGGCTTTGGTGCAGATACGGATGTTACTCTTACCCATGTAGCCGATACTGGATTGCTTCTCAATTCGACGATGCAACTCCAATTCAACGACTCGTCTCAGTTTATCAATGCCCCTAGTAACGCTATCCTTGATATCAATGCTACCGACGAAATCGAGCTAAACGCTACTGCGGTAGACTTGAACGGCACATTGGATGTGTCGGGCACAAGTACATTGACGGGTGACGTAACAATGTCTGCCGATGCTACGGTCGGAGATGACCTGTCTCTGGTAAGCGATGCAGCGGTTCTAAATTTT